TGGTTATACAACCCCATCGGATCAGAAGTGGCGGTTTACCCAATTCGGCAACCGAGTGATTGCAGCTAACGGTGGTGACAGGCTCCAGGGCTACCTCATGGGCTCATCGACCCTCTTTGCAGACCTTGGTGCTGCTGCTCCTAAGTCTCGGTACGTCACTACGGTCAGAGACTTTGTGGTCGCAGGCTTTAATAATGGGGCAACGATTTACCCTAACCGCGTCGAATGGTGCGCGTTAGGCGACGAAACCGATTGGACCCCGTCTGCTCTTACACAGTCTGACTACCAGGACATTCCTGATGGTGGGCATGTGAAGGGATTGACGGGTGGTGAGTATGGATTGGTGTACATGGATCGTGCGGTTGTCCGTATGTCCTACGTTGGAAGCCCTCTTGTATTCCAGTTTGACACGATCTCTAGGGGCTTGGGTTGTATGGAGCCCAACTCGATCATCCAGTACGGCGGCATGTCGTTCTTTTTGTCTGATGATGGGTTTTATCGCTGCAATGGTCAGGCAGTTGAGTCTATTTCTGTCGAGAAGGTAGATAGGTGGTTCTTTAACAACGTAGATATATCGCAGTTATCTACGATGAGCGCGGCAATTGACCCGCTTAAAAACCTCGTTATCTGGTGCTTTAAGACGACAAGTCAATCAACCAACGTCCTGATCTACAACTTCAACCTTAATAAGTGGTCCTATGGTGAGGTGAATGTAGACACGATCTCATCTTCGACTGCTATCACGACAACATCTTCGTCTGGTCTGACCTTAGAACAATTAGATGCTTACGGAAGCATTGATTCGCTTCCTGCAAGCCTTGATTCTTTTGGGTATACGGTTACATCCAACCTGCTTACGGGTACGCTAGGCGCAAAGATCGTGGCCTTTTCTGGGTCGGCATTAACGGCAAACATCATTACGCCTGATTTGTCGCTCAACGACACACCTAGCGTAGTTACGCTAGTAAGACCCGTGATTGATACGGGATCGTGCTCAGTGCAAATCTCGTCGAGAAAGCGTTTGGGCCAGGTTGCTCAGTTTACGGGTTCGAGCTACACGGCAAACGATGACAACCGCATTGGTTTGCGTTCTTCTGGAACCTACCATCGGTTGCAGGTAAGGCCTTCTGGGGTCTGGACTTCTGCGGTTGGAATAGATGTCACGGTTGTACCGCAGGGGCTGAGATGATCTTCCGTACGCTGCCTCCGTTTGGTGGCGATGCGAGAGCGGTTGCCGAAATCGTCCGTAACATCATGGACGGTAAGACCAACAACACGGGAACGGTGACGCTTAATACCGGAAACGCCACCACAACCACGATTACAGACGCGAGAATAGGGGTAGAAAGCAAGATCATCCTTGTACCTTATTCTGCCAATGCCTACGCAGATGCGGTCCCATACGGCTCGTTTTTCGATGTTAACGATCAATCAGCCGCAAGCACGACAACAGCCTATGCCATCACGTTTTCTAACACCGACCTGTCTAATAACGTCTACCTATCAAACTCGTCGAGGATCAATGTAAGGGCTGCTGGTAAGTACAACTTCCAGTTCTCGATTCAGTTTGCTAACGATGACTCGCAGATACAGGACGTAGATGTTTGGATAAGAAAAAACGGCACTGACGTTGCTGACAGTAACTCTAAGTTTTCGATTGACTCAAAACACGGGTCGGTCAAAGGCCACATCATTGCTGCGCTTAACATCTTTTTGGACCTTGCGGCCAATGACTACATTGAGCTTATGTGGTCTACAACATCAACGCTTGCCATCATCGAGCACATCCCCACTCAAACGAGTCCGACGAGACCTGCGACTCCTTCTGTGATTGCCACGATGCAGTTTGTTGGGGGGTTTTCTAACGGTGGGGTGTATATCTCTTCGGTTACGAATGGCTCCGCGACGATTACGCATTTTCCTAACGCTACCTCCGATAAGACGTACGGTTATGTGGTGGTTGGATGAATGTTCAATACGTTAAGCCGGAGAATCTTCGCAAAATCTGGCCGTTCGTTAGGCAGGGATTGGAAGTCATTCTCAGAAAGAGTCCAGAAGCATGGATACCCGAAGACATTTACGCGGACTGTTTTGCAGGGCGATCACTTCTTTGGGTCTTTGTTGAGGATACTTATCCTTGCGGCTTTGTTGTTTTGCAGCCTATCGGCGATAATTTGCATATTTGGTGCGCTTATGGCAAGGGAGATTTTGATGCAGGCATGGATCATGTTCTCCGCATTGCGAGAGAAGGTGGCGCAAGGACTATCAGCTTTGATTCGTGGCGTAAAGGCTGGGATCGCAAAGCTCAAGCGTTGGGTTTCAGGCCCAGGAAATGGGTAAGAGAGGTTTAATATGTCTGGCGGGTCAACAAACACAGTAACCAGGACGGAATTAGATCCGTCTATGCAGCCGTACGTTCAGTACGGTCTATCTGAGGCTCAACGTCTATACGCAACTGGAGGCCCACAAGCCTACACAGGGCAGACGTACGTTGGACCATCGCAACAGACTCAGGCAGCAATGTCTGCGATGCAGACAAGGGCTATGCAAGGCAATCCGCTTGTGCCTTTAGCCCAACAACAACTTGCAGGCCAGATAGGCGGCGCTCAGGCTACAGCTTTACAAGGCCAATTTAACCCGTTGTTGCAAAGCACAATTACAGGTGGCTACCTCAACCCGAATCCTTACCTCACGCAAGCCTTACAGCCTGGTTTCAACCAAGCAACGCAGTCTTATCAAGACGCAATCAACCAGATGAGGTCTAAAGCGTCTGCTTCTGGTCGCTACGGGATGAACGAGGCTCTGATGTCTCAAGAGGCTCGTGCTCAGGGCGCGTTAGCAAATGCGCTAACTTCTCAGGCGGGTCAGCTTGCTTACCAGAACTATGCAGACGAGCGAGCAAGACAGCAATCTGCGCTTGGTCTCAGTGCAAACCTTTACGAGCAAGAGAAGGCTAGACAACAGGCGGCTATCGGTGCTGCGCCAGGCCTTGCTGCTCAGGACTACACGGACATTGCACAACTCGCTCAGGTTGGTCAGACAGCAGAGCAATACCAACAGGCTGCTCTTGCAGATGCCATTCAGAAGTTCAACTACCAACAACAGCAACCTTACGCGAACCTACAGTCGTTCCTGTCGAGTGCTTACGGATCGCCTGCTGGTATGCAGACTATCCAACCCACTTACTCTAATCCGCTGGCTGGCGTTCTTGGCGCGGCATTGGCAGGAAAGGCGTTGTTAGCATGAGCGGTGCGGAGCCGATTATTGCCGCTGAGGTTATTGGTTCTGCTGCGGCGGCAGAGGGCGCTGCTGCTGCTGCGGCTGCTGCAACTGCTGCTGAGGCTGCGGCTGCTGCTAGTGCGGCACAAACAGCGGCAACAGCAACGGGAGCGGCAAATCCGTTCTTATCTGCTGCCTATGGCTCCTTGCCTGGCATGACTGCTGGATCTCAACAGGCCGCGATGTTAGCTGCACAAACGGGAGAGTTTGGCCTTCCTGGTCTGATGTCTACGGGCGGTTCTGCAACGTACTCAGGTGCAGGTGGTCCACTTGCTAAGGCTTTGTTTTCTTCTGGTACGCCTACGGCATCGAGAATGGGCCTGCAAGGGGTAAGTATGTTGCAACAGTCTCAGCCAAGACCTATGGGACAGGCTCCAGGCATAAAGAGAGGTCAGGCTTTGCAGGCTCCAGATATTGCATCGTATTTACCTCAACCTATCCAACGCAAACGATTATCGTTGCTATGAGGTCATGATGGACGAGTATTTACAAAGATTGTTTGGTTCAGGACCGTCCTACATGGGGCAACTCATGGGAGCGGATGAGGCTGAGAGGTTACGCAGAGAAGCGCAAAACCAAGGCTTGTTGGGTGCTGGTATCGGGCTTCTCATGGCTTCTGGGCCTTCCGCACAAAGACAGAACATAGGCCAAATCATCGGGCAGGGTCTTATGACAGGCCAGCAAGCCTATCGCGGTGCTGTGCAGCAGGCGGTGCAAGATAAGATGACTGCGCTACAGCTTGGCGAGATGGCGAAGAAACAAAGAGCTGAACAAGCATTACCTGGCCTTATTCAGGGCGCTATGGTCGCCCCTCAAAGAGAGTTGACGGATCTTGAGCGGATGGAAATGAGAACTCCTTCGGTTGC